TTTCATATCTTCTTTCAAGTTCTCCAGATCTTTCTGGTGAAACTTTTTGACTTAAATAATATGCAAGACCCGAAATCATGCATGGATAAAATCTATTAACTACGTCTGATGTATTATTATAATCTCCTACATCTTGAATTTTTGATAAATAATAAAAACAAAATTGAAAACTACTTGGTGTAGTTGTGCTTGATACACTTGAACTTGGTGTTGCGTATAAAAATATATTTGGATTTAATTGTCTTTGTACATAATATTGTGAAGGTGTACCTTTAGTTAATTTATTTGGTGTAGCTGAATAAGCAGATCTATCTATTTTTGTAAGTGCAATATCTACTGGTGCAGTTGTATCAGAATTGTTTCTGTAATAAGCTTCTAATACAGAATCTATATCTTGTGGAAAATTTTCTGAATCAGATGCATAATTGTATTCTGCTTGTCCTTCAACTAATGGTACTTTAGCTAGTTTTACTTTCCATAAATGAACACC